ATATTTGTAATTTTTTATAATAAATTTTAGACCTCTATATTTGTAATTTTTTATAATAAATTTTAGACCTCTATATTTGTAATTTTTTATAATAAATTTTAGACCTCAACTTTTAGATTCCCTACCTCAAACCACCGCCTTATATACATCCCATACCTTGGATTCCCTATCTTATATTTTAAATGTAAACTAGTATTCTTTTTTACTTGACATTTACAATCTTTTATGCTATACTTCTTATATACAGTGTAAAGAAGATCGTAAATAAAAAATTTAGTAAAAAAATCGGAGGTAATAGACATGAAGTTTGATAACGAAAGCAAGTACGATTTAGCGTTCTTCTTCAGAATGCAAGAGTTAACTACGAAGGTAACAGGGGATTGTACTTATCTTTATAAGAACATGAGATCTTTTCCAGAGATAGGAGATTTTACTACTTTTAATCATACAACAACAGTATCACTTAATACAGAGTATATATCAGCTTTTCTATTCCAGAAATTGATTACTGCTATTGAAATGTATGAAGAGTACTTTCCAGAAGAACAAGTGGTGGTTAACTAATGAGATTCAAGAACTTTGATATACGTATCCAGATTTAAAAGAACTAGCAAAGAGGAGATAAGATGTTTAGAATTAAGTATACATTAGAAAACGATAAAGGATTTGTAACAAGTTGGGAGTTTGAGGCAAAGACCTCAAAAGAGTTATCAGAAGTCACTAGTAAGTATAAGAGTGAGCTTAGTGATTGTATAGATCTAACTACCAAGTTACTTGTAAACTGTGATAGTAACTATGTTGATTTTGCATATACTTTTACAGATGGTAAAAGTATTTCTACAGAGAGTAGACGTGTCTGGAATGAAAATGATAGTTAGACTTTTAATTTGGATTTGGGAGACTGTAGTTAAAGTATGTACATTCTTTATAAACTACCGAATCAGAATTATTAGAAAGGTTAAAGAACCAATTCCAGTAGAAAAGGCTTATCAAAGACCTAAGCCGACTCCAAATCCTAAGCCTCCATATACAAAAACAAGAAAGTGGAATGTGTGGGAAGATAATTGGGATTGGGAGATAAGAGGCCCTGGAGAATAGGGTATGAATAATTTTATTAAAAGATGTATTATTAGAATTCTTAGGAAGATAGAAAGTTTTAAATGTAAGCCTAGAGTTATAAAACCTGTTTGTTTAGGTCATTCTTATGTAGACAATTGCGCTAGTTCTAATTTGTGCGCTACTATACTTTACACCACTTTAGTTACAGACTGTACAGGGAGTACATTACAATGAAAAAATTAGAGAAGCGATTAAATAAGTATTTTTCTAACAACTTTTACATAGTACTGTTTACGGCAATAGTAGGGCTTATGGTATTGCACTTTATATTAACTGTATGTCCACTTACTACAATAACTTAAGAAAGGAAACAAATATGGAATGTAATTTTTTACAAACAAAACCAACACTTAGATTTATGCTTTTATGGGAAGGCAAGACTCTTGTAGAAAACTCAGGAAGTAAATGTGTTACTGTACAAGATGACGGTAAAGCCATTTTTACTTTTCATGAAGATAATTACTATCATGTACTTTACTTACCAGAATATGAAACTGATTGGATATTTTTTTGTAAAGATATAGCAGAGAGGCTTCAATCTAAATTATCTTCTGATCATCATGTATCTATCACTATTACCGATGAGCTTTTTGTGCCTCAAGATTGTGCATCAACAGTGGCATGTATTAATTCTTCAGAAGCTGTGGTTAAATTTAGTAAGGCTCCTCACCTATATGGCCGTTTTATTGACAATGGTACTTACGAAAAGAAAGGTTATGCTGTTGTAGAGGCTACTGATGTTGATAATGTTAAAGAGACAAGTGATAAGGACAGACTTGAGGCCATTGAGAGGAATTATGAGGAGGCCATTGAGAAGCATTATGAGGCTGAAGCTTTAGTCGAAGCTGAGGCTCAAGCTCAAGCTGAACTTAAAAAAAGTATTTGGAAGGGTAATTCTAATGATGAAGCATGAGAATTTATTTGGAAAAGGACTATATGCTGGATTATTTACTATTGACTTCCACATAAAAGATACTGATACTTTTCTTGATTTGGGGGGAGGTACTAAACCTCACCCCGCAGCTACTCATCTATTAGATATGACAGACAAGGGCAATGAAGTACAAAGATCAGGGCGTAAGTTAAATATTAAAGAGATGGATAAGAAACTTGTTTTCCTAGAAGGTAAAGCAGAAGATATTTTACCTACTTTAAAATATAAGTCCTTTGATTTTATATATTCTTCTCATTCTATAGAACATATGGATAATCTAGGATTTGTTTTAAATGAAATGAGTAGAGTAGGTAAACGGGGATTTGTAGCTTGCCCAAAAGCTGAATATGATATCTTAGATTCTACTAAGTCTACTGGACATAAATGGTTATTAGACTATGATTATGTTAATAGACAGTTACTTTATAGATGGCGTTGGGATTGGGAGTTCTTTTTTAAAAAAGCACCTCCTACACTTGGTGGGATTATGCAGGGCCATGATCCAAAGACTTATCCTCTCAGAGCTATATGGGAATTAAGATTTTATTGGGAAGATTATATAAAACATAATGAGTCTCAAGATGTATGTAGTAATACTAACTACATGAATGAAAGAGTTAACACAAACTAATTAACATAGAAAAGAGGAGGAACCTTTTAATGCAAAGTGATGAAAAAGATATTTTAGAAAAATGTCTAGGCAGGAAGGTTAGGAAATTTAATATTTTAACTGAAGATCAATTACTAATGTTTGCTAATACAATTGGTGAGCAAACTAGTGCAAACATATGGAAAAAGGCCAATAAATATATAACATCCTCGAAAAGTATATTGCAACAGGAGTTTACTGATAACTTAACTAAGCAAGTACTATCTCCAAATCATCTTAGGAGTTATTTTTACAATAAGGTTACTACCAATTTGGATGATCTATTCACAACCCCAGTAATAGGAGTTAAAGAGAAATGAATCTACTAAAGACAATTAAGATCGGAAATCTGACCTATAGTATAACCGTAATAGACAAGTTTAATGATTCTCTAAACACCATAGGACATATTGAAAAGAACTCATCTAGTATTAGATTAGCTGATAACTATCTTGGTGATAAATTTATACCCAGTGTTATGGTTGAATGTTTAATGCATGAGATATTTCATGCATTAGACTTTCATTATTTAGACTGTCATTTATCAGAAAACTATATTGATGCTTTTTCAAGAGCATGGATTCAAGTTATTGCTGATAATGATATCAACTTTAAGAAGATTGATCATATTCCTCAGAGTCTTAGAATAGCTGAATCTACATACACAGTTAAATATCCAGCTGACCCTGCAAATGAAACTTGTTCAGAACTAAACTATTTTTTTGATTATTCTTTAAGAATTTTTAATTTGTATGAAACTGATAGTGTCAGATATAATTTTTCTAGTGAGCTACTTAGATTATATCTTATAGAGATGATAAATAGTGTTATACTTGAAAAGCTAAAATTTGATGACTTTTTAACTATATTTAGCAACGATATACATAGTGATGGCCCTAAGAAGATATTTTCTTTTGCTCTCTTTAATCTATTTCTTGACAATCCTAAGCTAGAGTCTTTAATTAAAAAGGAGTGTGGCAATGAAATCAGATTTTAAAAATTATTGTACTAAGAAATGTAAGAAGAGAGATACCTGTACTGAATTATGTAGTGAGGCTTTGAAATATGTTGATGAGGGCCAAGTAAAGAGCTATAGTAGTATCTTTATTAGTAATCCAGATATAATCTCTGATAAGGCTTTTAATTACTCTACTCCCAAATCATTTAAGCTTCTAATCTATGAGTTGTATTTTTTAGATCTAAGAAGTATAGACTTTATAAAGGAACAAGTTCCTTATAGTAGAGTTTACGTTAGTAGGATAGTTAACAATATAAAAAATTCAATTGAGAAAGTAACCTCACAAAAACAAAGAGAGATTTTAAGATTATTGCTTTTAGATCATATTAAACCTGCGCGTGTAGCTAAAGAGTTTAATCTAACACACATAAGGATTAATATCATATTGAGAGCTTATTTAAAACTTCATAAGATCTATGATTAACACTGTAAACAAATTTAAAGGGCAATAACCTAGTTAAGTAGTTATAATAACTAAGTTGTTGCCCTTTTTTTGTTATTATATTCTACTATAGTAGAGACTAATTTTATTTAAACAACAATATTGTAGGGGAATTAATGTGGCAACTGGAGTAAATGCTATAACAAAATATAAGAGACTTCTTCTTGTAAAAAAGTGTTCTTCAGATGGTATGACAGACTATGAAATTTCTAAAAGTCTAGTGATTCCCTTACAAACGATACAAAGAATACAAAAACAACTTCTTGAATTAAGCTCATTTGATTTGACACCAGAAGATTTAGCTGGTAAACGTGGAGAGATATAACTTGAACTACTTACTGCTACTGATGTAGCTAGAAATAATTATACATCAATGGTACAGGTTGGAAAATCAGTAGAAGCTAAAAGATCTTATGACAGTTGGATGAGGGCTATTGAATTAAGGATGAAACTTTTTGGATTTGATGGAGCTAAGAGTGGTGGAACTAGTAATCTAATACAGATAAATACAGGTTCGGGCGGTACTATCCCTGATAAGGTATCTGTTAACACAGCTAATACAATAGCTGATGCTATGAAGAAAGACCATGAAACAAGGATGAGAGAAAGGGATAGTTAAAATGCCAAAGTTTAATTCTGTGAGTGAAGTAAAAAAAGAAAGAATGAGATTACTAGCAGAATTTAGCTATATCCCAGATTACATAGTTGACTACCTTGATGATGTAGAAAAGAAACTTGCTAAAAGTGAGTTTTTTGATAAAGTACGTAGTGACCAAAGAGATATTTATGCCACTACTACTAAGGAAGAAAGAAAAGCTTACATCAAAAAGAAAAAGAAAAAAGATGAAGAAGAGTTTTGGGAAAATAACAGAGGATATATAGTAAAAAAGAACATTCCGATTTTGTCACTCTCTGAGGATGAATGGGGTGAACCTGATATAGCTACGGAAAAGTTGAACCAAGAACAAGAGCTTTCAGAAGAAGCTAGATTAGCGTTAATCAAAGTATGTGAAACAGATCTTTACTTATTCGCTATAAGGTATTTTGGACACTACTTAACCAGGCCGAGTAGCAGTCTCCATAAGTTTCTTTATGGGCTGCTATCTAGGTATCTGGGTAATACCAAGAAAAAAAGACATAAAGGTCTTAAGTATGCTATTGCCGCTCCTCGCGGTAATGCCAAATGTTTAGATGAAGATACTGAGATTTCATTAACTAACGGAAATAGAGTACCTATAAAAAATATTGATATAGGTAATGAAGTATGTTGTGTTAATGATGATTTGAAAGCTACTTCAGGAATAGTTGTTTCAAAAGTTTTTTCTGGAAAGAAAGTATGTAAAAGATTAAAAACTAAAGGTAGAAATGAGATAATATTATCTGAAGAGCATAGATCTTTAACTTTTGATGGGTGGAAAAAAACATCTGAATTAAAGGTAGGAGATTATTTAGCTTCTCCTAGAAAGGTTGTATCTAGACAGAGTGATTTAGATAGATCAGATGATGAAGTTAAATTTTTAGCTTATATGATAGCTGAAGGTGGAACTACTACAAGTGCTAAATCAATTAATTGTAGATTTACTAATTTTGATAAAGTTATTATAGATGACTTTAAAAAATGTTGTAAAAATCTAGGATTTAATTTAAATCCAATTTTTGATTGTTATGGTGAGTTTGGATTAAGTTCTGGAAAAGAAGCACCTAGAAATTGGTGTAGAGAAAATGGAATAGCTGGTTGTTCAGCACTAACTAAGAGAATTCCAGGCTGGGTTTTTAACCTTCCAAATAGGCAAAAAAGAATTTTTATAGCTAATCTGTGGGATACTGATGGGTGGTGTACTACTAAGTATAATGCTAAAATTGGTATAACTTTAGCTAACAGGGAATTGATAAAAGATATACAATTTATATTATTTCAATTAGGGTTTTTATCATTTATAAGAAATGGTGATAATAAATGTAATGGGTATAGTTCATTAACTATAAGTAATGATTTAATACTTAAGTTCTTTAAAGAAATACCTTGTATATTAAAACAAGATAGAATTAAGAAGTTATGTAATAAAAAAAGATATTCTTTAATGGATACGTACCCAAATAGAATAAAAAAATTCTATAAAAATGTTGAGAGGGAATTTAGGGCTAAAGGGGTAGCTAGAGTAGATAACAGATATGAGATAACTAAATCTAAATTGGATAAAATGATAGAGTATAAACCAGTAAAAGAGTGGATTAGATTTAGAGATGCAGATGTCTGGTGGAGTAAGATTGAAAGTATTGAAGATGTAGGAGAAAGAAATACTTATGATATACAAATTTATTCTCCAGGAGTAGTAGAAAATAATTTTATAGCTAATAATATTATTACCCATAATAGTACAGTTGAGAGTTGCATTCTCCCCATATGGGCTGCTTGTTATAAGAAAAAGCATTTTATAATTATTGTTTCAGACACAGCTGGTCAGGCTGAAGATTTTCTATTTGATATCAAAAGAGAACTTGAGCATAACCAAGCTATAGCTCGTGATTTTCCACAGGTAGTTGGTAAAGGTAGTATTTGGAGAACTACTGAGATAATCACAAACAATGATGTAAAGATGTTGGCCCTAGGAACTGGTAATAAGATTCGTGGTAGAAAATTTGGTGTAAAAAGACCCGATCTTGTTATTTTCGATGACTTAGAGAACTCAGAGGCTGTACGGTCAGAGGTAGCTAGAGAATTTGTAAGATATGCTTGGTTTAATAAAGATGCTTGTTATGTAGAGGGAACAGAGATCTGTGATTTTTTGGTTATAGGTACAGTTCTTGGAAAAGACTCATTACTAAACGCATTACTTGATCCTAGAGAATATCCTAACTGGAAATCTAGAAGATTCTCAGCTGTGCTTAAATTTTCAAAATCACCTTTGTGGGATGAATGGGCAGAATTATATACAGACATACTTCTAGTTGATAGAGAAAAAAAAGCAGAACAGTTTTTCAGTGATAACAAAGAAGAGATGTTGGCCGGAACTAAAGTTCTTTGGCCTGAAGGTGATCCTTATTATAAACTGATGGTTAACAGACTTTCAGATCCTAGTGGGTTTGAGACTGAAAAACAAAACTCACCAGTTGATACAACTAAGATCTTTGTTTCTAAGAAGGATCTAGCTTTTAAAGATCTTAATAGTACAAGGTGGAGAGATCATCTTAAAAATTGTCAACACTATGGTAGTATTGATCCATCTTTAGGGAAGAGAAGCAGGAAGGGTGATTATTCTTGTATAATAACTTTAGCTAGAGATAAGGTTGGCTTTTTGTATGTTATCGATATAAATTTGAAGAGAAGAACTGTTGATAGTCAGATTGATGCTATCTTAGATAAACATGATCATTACCATTACACTAATTTTGCTGTAGAGACAAATGCTTTTCAGTATGTTGTAGCTGAGAACTTAAGAAAAAAGTCTAGAGCTATTGGTTTGTATGTCCCTATAAAGGATGTACACGTTTATCAGGATAAAAAAATGAGATTTGAAGGTTACTTACCTTTATTAACTGATGGAACTATTATCTTTGATTCTTACAAGTACGATCATAATCAACAATATCGAATGGGAGTTGATCAGATATGTACTTTTACTGGAGAGAACGATAAGCATGATGATTGTCCAGATGCTTTGGGTATTGCAGTTGAGGTAGCTAAGCATAAAAGATTTAAGATAAGGGTTTTACAAAATAAAAGAGCCAGACATTCTGGTATAAGGAGACGAGTAAGATAAATGATCCTATCAGAAAGGGTACACCCCTTATACGAGACGAACTTAGATAAATGGAATATGTATATGGACTCTGCTTTAGGTGGAGAGTACTTTATAAATGATACTTATTTACTATCTCACAGACTTGAGGATGCTGATGATTACGATGAAAGGCTTTCACGTGCTTACTTTTTAAACTTTTGTGATACCATTCCTAGTTTATATAACTCTTTTATTTTTAGAGAAAAGATAGAAAGACCAGTTGATGATGATTTAGAGCTATTCAGAGAAAATACGGATTGCAAAGGTTCGTCTATAGCAGAATTTGTTAAAAAAGCTGGATATTACGCTTCAGTTTTTGGTGCAGTACATGCTTTAGTTGATACCCCTTTTTTTGAAAGTGGGTCTTTATCTGCAAGAGATGTTAAAAACCAAGATGTAAATCCATATTCTACTTTAATTTTACCCTATCAACTTAGAGATTGGTCTTTGGATAGACAAGGGAATTTTAGATGGGTAATTATTGAACAGGTTTATTACAATGATGTTGATCCTGAAAAGGAAAGAGTAGAGGAGTTACATTATAAACTGATAACCTCTAGTGACTGGAGAGTAGAGAATGAAAGAGGGGAGAATGTAACCTATGAAGATGGAGCCCCTAGTTCTGGTCCCAATAAACTTGGATTTGTTCCTATAGTAACTATGTACCATAAAGACATTGATGCAAATAAAATAGGAGAGTCAATGTTAAAGGATATAGTATTCATCAATAGGACTATTTTGAATTGGTGTTCTTGTATTGATGAACAAATAGAAAGACAAACTTTCTCTCAACTTGTAATTCCAGCTGAGGGTGGGGAAGATAATCCAGATGAAAATGAATCAGGTGACCCTTTACAGTCACTTAGCACGTCTTCAATTTGGACCTATCCAGCTGATGCTAAACATCCACCTGCTTTTATCTCACCTAATACAGAATCTATAAATACCATATGGGGTTTAACTGTTGATCATATAAAAGAAATCTATAGACTAAGTGGGTTACAAGGTGGTACTTCAGACCTTACATCTTCAAAGTCAGGTCGTCAAAGTCAAATGTCTTTCATTGGAGTAAATAGTGCTTTAGCTGAGAAGTCTAATCGGTATGGCAAGTTTGAAAATGAATTATCTATGATTGCTAAAGTTTTTCTAGGGAAAAAAGTAGATGACTATGTTCCAGTGATTTATCCTTCTAATTTTAATACTGTTGCTATCAATGAAGAGGTGGATACTTACTTTAAGATCTTATCACGCAATTTCTCAGAAACCCTTAATAAAACTTTGATGAAAACTATGGCTAGGAGATCTGTCCCTACTGCCCCTTATGATATACAGAAACAGATTGAGACTGAAATCGATGCTGGATCTGGTATAGTAGAGGCTGTAACTGAAGGTACAGGAGAGCAACCAGAAAAAGATGGTCAAGGTAATACAAATTCAAGGGCTGGTAATACTAACGAGACAACGGCTGAAAAAACCAAAAGAGAAACTGGTAAACAGGCAGAAAAGGAGTAACATAGCATGACAAGAGGGATGGATGCTCAAGAAAAAAGATGGAGGGCTGAATCTGATGCAAACACTTTGATGAATGTTGAGGAAATTAAGTCTGATGCACCAAGAAAAAAAGCTGCTCTAGCTGAGTTGAAAAAAAGAGAAAAGGAAATTAAGAAAACTTTAAAGACAGTTAAGACAGTTACAGCTACTAAAAAGAAAACAAAACCGAGATCAAAAAAGAAAAAGTAATGTTTATTAACCAAACGAGGCGAGGAATTGTTTCAAGCAATAATATCGGAGGATATGATACATGACTAGAAAAGAATTAGAAGCAAAGGCAAAAAAACTAGGTATCTCTTTTAATATAGATACCGACGATGAGACTCTAGAATCTTTAATTGCAGATGAAGAAAAAGACGATACAACTGATCCTACTGAACGAGTTGCATATCTTGAAGCTGAACTAAAGAAAGTAATTAGTCAAAGGGATACAGCTAAGAAGGATAAAAGAACTGTAGCATCAAAAATAAAAGAACTAGAGACTACTATTGGAGGTATGCCAGCTTCTGATGACATTAAAACTCTTATGGAAGAAATAACTACATTAAGAGATTATAAAACTGATATTGAAACAAAAGCTGAAGAGGCATCTCTAGCATCCATGGATGAGCATGATAGGGCTGTAGCTCAGCTTAAGAAAGAAAGTTAAAAGAGTACCACTTAACTAAAAGCTCAGGTTGAAGAACTAATGAAAAAGATGAATGAGAAAGATGATGTTCTAACCAAGAAAGATAAGAATATTAAATTACTCATGACTACACAACTGAGATCTGAAATTGTAGAAAGTGCATCGGCTGCTAACGCACTTCGACCAGCACAGATTGTCAGATTGATCAAAGATGATTTTCAATTCGATGAAGATACTGGAAAGTATGTAATGTTAATTAGAAATGATAAAGGCAAGATTATTGATGAAAAATCTGTAGATGAAGCTGTTCAAGACTTTCTAAAAGATCCAGATAATGATAACCTAGTTAAAGGAACGGTAATTCCCGGAACAGGCCATCATTCAGCAGGCACCCAGGATATATCACAAGCTACTGGGGCTGCTAGGAAAGATAGTAAGTACAATCCAAAGGATGAAGACCTTCTTCGTTTAGCTGAAGAAAAGGGTCTAACCGCTGAAGAGTACATTACTACATTGGAATTTAGAGATACTAAATTGAAAAAAATAGAATAACCAGGAGGTTATAATTTATGGCAGAACTAAGATATGGACACAGAGAGGGTAGAGGAACAGGTAGAGAATATGCTGTTTTAGCTGATTCCTACTTTCACAGACGTGGAGGTAAGTTTGTTTATCTCAATAGCGCAGGTGCAGCTTCTCTTTGTGCTACCGGAGATGGAAGGGTTTTTGGATGGCTGGAATCTCCCAAGGATACAGCAGGAAAGAGTTCTTGGAAAAGTGCAACTGGTGACAGGGCCTTTGTAATTTATGGTGCTGATGATGTATACGAGCTCCCCGCTATTGAAACCACGGCAAGTGTAGCTCTTACAAACATTGGTGTAGGTGCAGGGATCGAAGTAACTGGTGCAACTCACGCAATGATTCAGGGCGCAAGAGTTGGTGGTGGTGGCGTAGCAACCCCACTAGTAATCGTTGATATTGATATACCTAACAAAACGGTATTCGCAAAAATTAAACTAACAGCTAAACAAGCTGCATAAAGGGGAGGTGTTTAGTATATGGCAGGTGTAAAAAGAAGTGCATTTACAGAAGCAATGAAGAAAGATTCCTACAAGTACTTTTGGGAAGCTTATCCTGATGTAGCTCCACTTTATCAGACATTATTCGAGGTCGTTCAATCTGATGCGGCTTACGAACAGTTTACTTCAGCAATCGGCCTCGGGGAACTCCTAGAGAAACCTGAAGGCGAAGATATGCAGACTGATGCACCTATGGAAAGTTATACCATAGTGTGTAAAAATAGAACCTTTGGTAGGTCAGTAAGATTCTCTTATGAATCTGTAAAGGATACTAAAAAGGTTACTAACCTAATGATGGACACTGTAGGTAGTTGGGGACGAATAGTTCCTATTGTAAAGGAAAAGTGGTATGCTAACTTTTTCATCTATGGTGCTTATACTGCTGGTAGAGCTTCAACTTTTAATAACACTATTACTGGTGTTGTAACCGATGCTAGTGGAGATGTTATTTATGACAATCAGCCTCTTTTTGATACTGCTCACGCAGACAAGGTAGGCAATACGTATAGTAATTACGAAGCTTCAAATCCTCTTACTCATGATAATTTGAAGACTACGTACAATACTTATACCATCACGAACAACAGGGATGAAAGAGGAGAAATTTTTGCTCTTACTCCTGATGTTCTATTAATTCCACCTGCCTTGAGGTTTACTGCTCAGGAAATTTTGAACAGTTCTTTACTTCCAGGTATTACGGATAATACGACTAACGTTCTTAAGAGTATTATAACTCCTCTGGAGTGGGCATACCTTACTGATACGGATGGTTGGTTTATGGGTCGTAAGAAAATGGGCCTCATGGCAACTGATCGTGAAGATGTCTCTATTGACATCTGGCAGGATCAGAACAACCTTGATTATTTTGCTCATATCTATTTACGTTGGGGTGGATGTGTAACAAATTGGAGATACTGGTTCGCAAGTAATATTGCTTCCGCATAATTCAATTGGGGGTGAGGCAATTAACATGTCTCATCCCTATTTTTTTTGTAAACAACGTAAATAGCTTAAAGTACTAGGATATCTTACAAAATCACTATAAAAGAGCTTATAATCTACTTGTAGTAGAGAGTAAGATTAAATCAAGTCTGTAAAGGGGATGTTTTTATGCCAAGAACTATGTCTGTAAAGACAACTACAACTATAAATGCTTCTGTGTTTATTCTAGAAGGAGATGACCTTTATCCAGATAGGTCAGCTACTAATGGAGAAATAGTTACTGGTACTTTAATTAGAAGAATTCCTGATTCTGAAATACCAAGAACTACAAAGGATATGTCAGAGTTGATGAAGTGGAAATATGGTGATCTTATCTATGGTACTTTTGCAGAAAAGACTCAATTTGTTAAAGGGTATGTAAAAGATATAGAAGATGCATATGGAAGAGAAGATGAGTACTATGAAGGTAATGTAGTTTATGTTAATACAATGAAGCCAATAGGTAAACAATTAGATAACATAAGAAGACGGCGTAGATAACTTTTAAAAAGCGGAGGCTTGAAAAAAATGGAAAGATGCAAAATTTGTGGAAACGAATTCAAGAATTTAAAAACACACTTAACAGTAAAACATAGTTTGACAATGGCTGAGTATGATGTATTAGACCCAAATACAGATGAGAGTTTAGATATTAACGCTCAAGACCCTGTACTTAGTGCCCCTTCAGTTAAAAAAACAGTTGTTACTCCATTAGTAAAAAAAGAACACCCTGTAGTTGAGTCTGAAAGAGTTGAAATCTTTAACACAGAATGTTCTGGGATAACAATGGATGGTTTTTTATTAAAGTATAAACTTACTGAGAAAGAACTAACAGATATTACTGTACAATATAAAGGTGGTAGACCAATTACAACTACCCAGGCAGTATTAACTCTTGAAGGATTAGCAGTTTCAGAAGCTGAAAAACTAGTTTTAACTACTAATGGAGTTATAAAGACACTAAATCTAAGAGTAGCAGAGGCTTTAGTAAAACAACATAATTATGTTGTTCTTGACGTTGTTTCTGGACCCCCAAAAACATGGAGGTTAAAGAAGCAATAAAAAAGTAAAGGAATTCACATATCCGATGTGAAATCCACTATATCCCCCATAGGATATAATGGAATCCTAAAAAGGAGATGATATATATATGGGTGATTCACATTTTAAGTCAAATATTATAGCAAAAGAAGGCACAGAAACTATTTCAGGTTTTGCAACAATTTCTGCAACTGCGCTTACTGGTGATGTAACTGGTAATTTAACTGGTTCTACAGCTAATCATGTTCAGTTTGGAAATTGTTATATATTTTCAGGAGGTTTAAATATTGAAGCTTCTGTTGTAGGTGCTGCAACTGCTTTGACTGCTACCCCAACTGGTAGCTTGTATTTAAATACTGATGGTGGAGGAGCATGGTATTTTGATGGTGCAACTTCCGCTACTAAACTAACATTGACATAAACACCTTTAGAGTTGGATCTTAGACTTTCTTTGATCCAACTCTATTTACAAAATTAATAAAGGGGTTATTAATATGCCACGAAGAGATGGAACAGGGCCTAATGGAAAAGGATCAAGGACAGGAAGAGGTAGAGGCCCATGTAGAATTACAACAAAGAAAACAACTAAGACATCAACTAAAAAGTAAATAAATCTTTCATTGAAAGATAAAATTAAAAATATTCCCTCCCCTCGCACACTTACCCTGAATGTGGATTTGTTTTTGCGATTTCTAATGTTATTTCTGATGCTATAAGAGGAGAACGGTAAGGAGTGATCTTTTATGATAATTTCACAAACGTCACGAGAAATCTACGATGGCTATAATGTAACTGCTTCTGTAGATTACGTGTATAACAACTCAGGTTCAAGTGCTTTAACTGATGGATGGTACAGCAGGGTTGTAGATAAATGTGTTTTACAGTTTGGATGTGCTACTCTTACAGCTACAACTTTATCTTTAAGAGTTGAAGGTAGAAAAAATACTTCAGGTAGAGCCGCTGAAATTTATTCTCTAGATATTACTAGTGCTGACTCTATTGATAGGCTTATTAATATAGCGGAAGCGGTTAAGGATATAAGGATTGGAGTTAAAGTAGATAGTTCAGCGAGCCCTAACATTGTTTATTCCTCAATTCTAAAGGCAGAGGTGAAATAATGGGGGTAACTCAAATATCTATTCAACGAAAACTCAGGAAGCACTTAAACGCCTTTTAGCAGATGATGGAGAAACTATACAGATAGATGGTGGTACTATTGATGATAGCATAATCGGTGGTACAACCCCTGCTTCGGCTGCATTTACTAAGGTAAGAATTACAACTGGGGCTGGTGCTGGTTATTCTCTATAATCTGATGCTTCAGGTAATCTATCTTATATAAAGAATAACTTTACAGCTACAACTAATCCAGGTGTTGGGGATGATAGTGATGACGGTTATGTAATATCTAGTCTTTGGTTAAATACTAGTACTACTGAAGTATATAGATGTTTAGATGCTACAGTAGGAGCGGCTGTATGGGAACTATCTACCTT